AAGAGCCAGCGCGGACGGGACCAGCAAGGTCACCGGTGGGACACCTAACGGCCGGCCGTTGGGTTTGGTTTGTTGCAGGAACTTCGTATAGGCCGTTTCCAAGGCGGCCAAACCGCCGCTGTCGATGGCCAGGGCGTTGTCTGCGCCCGAATTGTAATTCTTGTTTGCGGTGGAAAAGAAATCGGCGCCGCCCACGGTATTGGCAAGGAGCAATGCCCATAAGGCCTCAGCTATGGCCTCGGCAGAACCCATACCGATCCGCTTGGGAATCTCGGCAAAGGCCGACATATCGTCGTTGATGATCATCTTCCGGGGCAGGCCGAAGAGAATTCCCGAGGTGTCGCCGGTGATCTCGTAGGTCTGCTCGCCGAGTTTACCGTGTTTCAATTCCCCATCCGCTGAAACCGGCTGGAATTTCATGTCTTCGGTCAACCGATAACGCTTGTGGGGTTTGAAGTCGTTGAGGTTGCCGATCTTGGCCACCCTACGCCACGACTGTTCGATGTAATTGTAGCCCTCCAAGAGGAGTTTGTGGGCCACGTTGGATAATATGCCAGGCAGGCTCATTGTGGAAAACGCAGCCTGGATAAACTCCTCGCCATGCCCGGTCAGAAACGGCAATTCTTTTCCTTCCGATCGGGCCACCAAGCGGAAAAAGTCCTGAATGCCGATGCCGCTGTACTTGGCGGCGGCCTCGATGGTTTGCTCACCATAGCGCTTGACTAATCGGTCCGGATTTATGCCGCAACCGACCGCGGCGGTGGCAGTGATGAAGTCCTGGGTCAGTTCCGGTGCGCGATGAACATGTCCGGCCGGTCCGGTGGCCCGCTCGGCGCGGAGTAGCTCCAGGTCGATGCGATCGTCTGTCCATCCCTGGGCGATGGCACTGGCCGCGATCTCGGGGAATTTTTCGCCGCATTTTTTGCGGACAGAGGCCAGACGCTGGTATTCGCGGGCGCCGGCTGCACGGATCTCGCTGATAAAGGCGTTGGCGGCCGCTGCGCCATCGCTTCCCGCGGCCTGGGCTTCGATTTTGGTCGGAGGCACTACAACTGCGGCGTTGCCGCCGGCGACACCGCCGGCCAAAGCGGCGCCGAATCCGGAAGCGGCCGCGGCGGCAATATTCGCCTGCTCGGCGTCGAATCGATTGCGCAACCTGGTGAGTTGATCTTCTTGCAACGTGGCCGTATCCAGACAAAACTCGGCCATCACCCATTCTTCAAATTTCATTATCGTTCTCCTTTGGTTGAATGCGGCCGAGGCCGCGATATTTACACTGGTCCCTGTATCCGCTCCCAGCGGAACAAGGCTGATTTCAGCTAATTGCATCTTGCGGGCCACGTGCACCGGGCCCGTTACCACACGACCGTTGACCGTGGCTTGGCGGCCGACGGCGATGTATTCTCGCTCCAGGATCGGCCCGGCAATGGATGCCTGCCACTTAAAGCCCTTATCGTGCATTGCCACGGCTTGCACCACGCGATCCGACATTCCAGTCACATCTCCGGAGGCGGTTACGGTTGCACTATCCACCTGAACGTGATCGGTTTGCCCAAAAATATCACTTACGGCATCGGCGCCATGTCCGATGCGGACCGGCACCGGCGCGGCTGGGATTTCCAAACCGGCCAGGTCCACTACCACCGGCAATTGCCAGCCGTTTAAGCGCATCGGGCCGCCATTGTAGGCTTGCATGGAAAAACGACGATTCCGCTGCGGCTGACCCTCGGGCATCTGGGCTGAGGCCTCGATTTCGAGCACTTGATCGGTTTGAATAGTTTTGGGCATTATCAATCCTCCTCCGGAACGCTCGTATTCCCGATGGGTAGCAAGTCAGCATCGTATGAATCATCGTCCTCTTCCAAAGTATCCTCGCCAGGCGATTGATCGGGATTGGTGGCCGGCGGCTCTGGAATAAAGAGCCCCAGTTTACGCATGAGCCTGAGTTCCTTGGCCCTTTGACGGAGTTCGCTCTCCCAATCGCGGCCCTGTTTGGCGTATTCAAAGGCATACGTCGTACTGTGATTCTTTAGATGCATGTCCTGGGCATTGGCCGCCTTGGTTGGGTCGGCATGTTCGCGGCCGTCCCAAAACCATTGGTGAGTGGGATCGAAATCGATGGTGCGGGCCTCTTGGGGTAGATAACCTTCGATTAGCACGGCCTCTTCAAACCAGGCCTCAAATATGCGGTCCAAAACCTCGGCCCCACAATCGTCGCGGTCGACGTCGATCGAGCGATAATAAATATTCTGGTCGGATTGGCTGGAGGCGTAATTGTAGCCGGCGGAATTGCCGGCCACGATGTTAAAGGGCATATTCAGGCAGCGGCCGATCTCGTTAAGGATCTCTTTTTTGAATTCGGGGTAGGTCGTGGTCGGCTGCTCGGCCCGCAATTGATGAAGTTCGAAGCCCTCTGGTAACACAGTGGCCATGCGGCGCTCTAGCTCGATCAAGTCGTAGGATGTAGGAGTTTCTATTTCATCGGGATCACTGAGCGGGGTTTTGGCCTGGATCACGGCGGCGATCAGGGCAGCCGACTCGGCGGCATCGATTACTGCCAGGGTATATCGCCGGAGTTGGGCAAACAGCGGTAGGGCGGGGGTGATCTCGGGTATTCCGCGATGTTGTCCGGGCCGGTCCGGACGAAACCAGTGTAAAACAAGATCCTTTGGCCAGCGGTCATATTCCCAGGGGAATCCGGTAGTGCCAGTAAGATAGGCATACATCCCGGGATGCACTTTCAAAACATGATAGTAAAGGGGGTTGCCTTGCTCGTCCAGTTCGATTCCGTCCACGCTGGGGACGCTAAACAGCGCCGCATCCGTCGTGGCCACCTGGTCGGCCTCGATCAGGCCCACGTCCAGCTTTACCCGGGTGGAAAGATTGGGATTTGTGCGGAATAAGGCGAAGGCCTCGCCGTCCTGAGCCCGGGACATGCGCATGGTCCGCAATTTCTCGGGTAAATGGATGGCGGCCGCCCAACGGCTGAATTCCTGTTTGACAAAGACGTTGACCGCGGCCGAGGAGCTGCTCATGTGCAAGCGAGGACCGGTGCCGATCGTGTCGTTGGCCAGGGTGAGAATGATTCCCCGGGCATAACTGTTGTTTGCCACCTCATAACGGCTGCGGTTTCTGAGGACCAGGCGCACGCCTGGCATATTGGCGGCATCGGCGGCTAGACTATCGGCCCAAGCCCAGTGCTTGCGGTTATCATCGGTAGTTTGGGCGGAATCGTAGCGGGCCTGGGCGCGGCGAATTTCGTAGCGGCGCGGCTCGCGCGGGGCCTTGGCCTCTTGCGGGCCGATCATGTGGATATGCTCGCAGCCGGCGAAACAATCGATGGAATCGCTCATCAGTCCCATTTACACGGCTCCGGGAGGTATCATCTTGCCAAAACGGATCGGCAATTTTCTGGATTTGGCCGCGCCCGCCTGGCGTCGGAATTTCTCGGCCTCGATCTGGTCGCGTAGATTGTGTTTACTGACCGACAGGCCGGGCACACTTACACTTTGTGGACCTTTGGCATTCTTCGCGATTTCAGGCGTCAAGTCATCGGACATCAGCAATACTCCAGTTTCCTGGTTTTCTAGGTTGTGCATATCAAAAAATCAAGGCAAAAAGTGTACCACCTGGGCGGATTGTTACACCGGTAGACATTTTCAAAGAAAATAGTTGCCCGGGCGCTATCGACAGACCTGGTGTTACCGGCAGCCGCTGCGATATGAAATCTCGATCGTGCCTCGCATAATCCGTCGATGACCGCGGCCATCGCAGGCCCTGTAGATGCTGCCGGCAGTATCACCTTAATCGGCATTGGCGGACCGGGACCTATTTCCCGGGAAATGATTCATCAAGTAATCTACCGAGTTCAGAAGATAAATACAGTGCGCAAACAGAGGGTAAACTGTAACTACAGTTTCCTACAGTATTTCCACTTGAGTTGATACCCTCTCCACGGTAGTCAATCGCTGGCCGCAATGTCGACATTGTCGGCGTCTTACGATGCAACCAGGTCTGTCGCGTGTATAGATGACCTCAAAGTGTCGGCAACCGCATGCCTTACAGGCCAATCCGGCGGAAGGCGATGACGTTGCGGATATTTTTTTGCGGTGTTTGCGTGGATTGGTCATGACTGGTCAATACTGATTATTTTTTGAGGCTTGCAATTGGGCCCGTCTTTCCGCAAAAGTTATACGGCGGCGCCGGGGGGCGGTAGGGTTCCTTTTACCACCGGAAAGTTCAGGCAGTTTGCATCCCTGGATGGAAGCTGCCACGGCACATCCGACCAGGCAGTCGAACCAGTGATTGTCCGTATTGGGCCTTTGCTCCCATTCATCGAGTTTTCTTCCATGACCTTCCGTCAAGGTTGGGTATTCTGCCGTAAGATGGTCGGCCAACAACCGATGATCCTGGCTGGCGAAAAGGGATAGGCAACCGGGATCTCCCATTGCTACGTTCAGACGGGCGTGCACAAAACTCTTCCACCAATTCGTATCCCATACCACATGTCGCACCTGGCGATGCTGCGCGGCTGGAATGTGCCAAAAATAATCACGATCCAGCCTCTCTCCGCGTTTCTTCTCGTATTGGGAGAGCGGTTTGTGCCTGGCGCCGTAGTAATGCCCATGGCTGGGCAACAATAAGGCGGAATGCAGTGATTGTCGGCAAAATTGCTTTACCAAGGAGGTAGTCTGCCCCCAGTTAGCGTCGATCATGATTCTATCAATTCGCATGGCAACATCGTCTTCCCGCATGAATTCTCGCTCGGCAAGCATGTTGACCAGCGAATCCAGGCCGGCATAAATCGCGCCCTCCATGCCAAACCCTTGCCCATCCCCTTTTTTTGCCACCATTGCCAGGGTTTTTCGCACTTCCCGCAATAGAAAATATGATCGGTGTTGATCCGGGTAGGTATTGTAATCGATGATGTAACCGGTAAAGTTATCTTCCCAAGCCACTGTCAACCAATAGAGCGTCTCTAAATGCACGTCGATAAAGGCCTCCAAGTGATTGCACGTTTGGGGAACTTCCCCGCGCGGCCGGCCGTTTTGTTTGGAGGCAATTTGGTCGGCGCTCATGATCCGCCGTGCTGACTCTTCGATCACCGGATCATTTTGGTATTCGGAAAAGAACGTTTCCCGATCCCGGAAAAAGATCTTCATCGCGTGTTCGATGGCCGATAACTCACCGAGGGCTTTTCTATGCTTCCAGGCTACCACCGCTTCTGCATCCATGGCCTTGCGATTTTTGCGATAATAGGCCGTTGCCTTGCTTCCGCTACCTCCTGTAGCCAGATCCTCGGCCAATATGCGGGCGTATTCATCCCACTTGTCCTGCGCGGTTGGAAAGGCGTAGATGAGTTGCATACGCTCGCCTTGCCACTCCGGGTGTTTTTGTCGATCGAGCAGATTGTCCATGACATCGCCTTTGCGAATCACGGTACCGCAGACGATGGCGGCCGGTATCATCCCCGGGCCGGCCATGCCCAGAATTTTGCCGGTAATTGCCTTTTCGCGCTTCACGCATTCCCCGATCGACCAAGCGGATTCATCGGTCTGGAGATCGTCGCCAACGATCAAATCCGGGCGGATAATAGAGCCATCCTTCAGCTTATGGCGCAGGCCACGGAGTTTTCC